TCTTAATGGCTTTACCAACAGTCTTGCGTCTGTTGTTTAGATAGTCATCTGATTCATCGCTGTCGCCATCGTTATCAACATCACTGTCTTCTGCGCCAACAGGATCCAGACCATCTCCGTCATCTTCGTCATCTGTTTTCTTTTTCTCAGACACACTTGCAAGTCCAATTGCATCTGCATATGTATCAGAAATAATACTATTTTTATAATATTCAAGAGAGTCGTTTAATTTACTATAAAGAAGTGCTTCTGTCTCTTTTTTTGCGGAGATAATATTTTCATCTACTATGTGTTTAATTATACTATCAGTTGACATATTATTTTCCTCCATTGAGTTGTCTTTGGCAAAATAAGAGAATTTTGTTAAATTTTTCTTCAGAATGCTCTAAAAGGCTTCTCATTTTTATTTGATTTTCTTGATTCATACTATCATGAATTGCAACCAGATCTTGTGCATCTTCCGGTTTAATATGTATAATATGACCATTTTTTGCTTCAAACAATATAACCTTTTCGACTGTTATTGCTTCCTGTATAGATTGAGTAATATTCATTTAGTGTTTCCTTTTGTTTTTTATTTCCTTATGGCTTTCATGTCTTTTGCCAGAAAATCTAGTATTTCCATCATATTAGGATCCACGTTCAATACTTTTACTGTTTTGTTCTTAACTGTAATATTTTGTTTTCTGATTCCTGATTCGTTTGCTGCTTTTACAAAAGTTGATGCATCTCTACTGTTCTTGAATGTATATTCTGAAGATACATTCTTTCCCTCTTCCATATGAACATCATCAGTTGGATTATCGGTGTTCATTATATTTTTTGAGATATTTAATCTTTTATTAATAAGATCTGAATCTATCCGATCCCGAATCTCCGAAGCAAACGAAGAAGAAAATTCTTCTTTGTTACCACTTATTACAGAATCAATCATGTTGTTGATATTTTTATTCATTCGTCTTCTCCTTCTTGTTCTTCAGACTGATCTTCAGATTTCGCCATTTCCTTTTTTATTTGATCGTCTATCATAGATATGTCTTCATCACTTTGACGGAGTACATTTTTTCTAATCCATTCGGTTGAATAATACTTACCAACATATTCATCTAGTTGAGTTATTACATCTAATCTCTCTTTCATAATTTCTGTTTCTTTCAGTTCATTAAAATATGAATCTTTGTTAAATTCAAATCTAACGTTTGGAGATAATAAATTCCAATCTTTTTCTGTCATCACCCCTTTAAGGATAAGTTGAATCTTTAATAATTGCAGGAATATGTCACAAAATCTCATTCGTATTTTATCGATAAATTTAGAAAATTTAACTTCGTCTCTAGTAATTTCAGCAGATCTTCCCATATTAAAACCATTTTCTGTTTCCATTCTAGAAATTGGAATATTCAATGACCGAAATAATTTCTTGAGAAGATAATTAACATCTTCCATTTCACCTAAGTTTTGACCACCATCGAGTGTAGTGATTTCTGTTCCTCTACCACCTTCTCTTCGTGGCATCCAAAAATCTTCTAACATATGTAGATGATCCCTATCATCTTTAATTTCACCGGTTGAAGAATCATAAGTTAATTTATTCCTATACCGATTCATAATATCACGAAGATATTGTTCTGCTTTATTTTTTGGTAGATTTCCAACATCAACATAGAATATTCGTCTCTCGGGTGCGCGAGAGATGCGGTAGATAACAACAGCATCTTCTATTTGACGAAGCATATTCAATGGGCGAATTACCTTCTGTAAATAGCCAATCACTTGATTTGACTTATAATCAATCATTCCAGAATGTGCATAGCAGACAGAATCTTTCGCAATCTTAATTCCCTGCATTGATGTTGGCATAGTAGCATTCTTATCAGTATTAGTATAGATGAAAAATTCTTCAATATTTTTAACGAATGGGATTGTGTTGTTTCCAACTCGTCTTTGTTCTTTATTTACCTTCTTTACTTTTTTAATTTTAATTGGATCAATTGAACGAAGTTCTTTGATGCCCTTCTCTAAATTTTCATTATCAACAATGATGTGGTAGTATATTTTACTGTCAACATACCATCTTCTAAAAATATCATGTCCTTTGTTATGAAAATCCATCAGTCGTAAGATGCCATCGTATTCTTTATAGATTTTATTTTTTATGGAGGGCGAAACTTCCAACAAAGACAAGTCCAGTTTTATTGGCTTTCTGTCAACATCCATTACAACAGATTCATTGATAATATCTTCAATCGCTTGATCTACTTCTGGAAACAATGATGCGCTTCTGTATTGTGAAATGAGTTGATTTTCATTTTTTATAGCACCACCAAAATCAACCAATGTACCAAAAACACCACCAGTTTCTAGTGTATATGTGCCATCATAATCATCAGGAACTACAAACGATTCTTGTTTGGTAGAATCAACAGGTTGTTTTTTACTAATGGTAAGTCCAAAAATATCTATAGCCATAATATAACCCTCTTTTGAATATCCTTATATTATATGTATAAGAATCTAAATCGAGGGGTTATATTGTGGTTGTATATTATTTTATGTGTTTTACTCAATAATCTCCATCAAATCTTTTTTGTGTTATACACCAAAACCACTAGATGTTCCAGAACCATCTGTTAATGTCAGATAATCATAGGCTAGAGTTACTGAATATTCCACAAGTGTGTCAGCACTATCATAACTTAAATCAATTGCACCAACTTCTGTTGGCCAACAGTTTACAAGTCTGATAGCACGTTCTTCTAATTCATTCCCTTGTAGATCCAATTGTGTGACTGTCCAGTTTGTATACCATTTAGGATCTGTACCATCAAGAACGTTTGGATCTTTTGCTGTATTCTCAAAGTGTTGATTAAAACCTTCGTGCCACTCTTCAAATTTTCTTCTCCAATTGTCGGAGGCGGGCCCATCGGCATCTCCTGAATTGTTCGTATCAAGCATGGTGAATGTCCATTCATCGTAGACACGATCCCCGGGAAGTTTTGCAACCCTTCCACGGAAAGGAATTTGTATTATTCCGATGAATTGTCTAGGTATTGATGCTGCTTTTACTAGAAGGCTAGGAATCTCTTCCGCTGCTTCACCGCCTATTTCACCAGAAACGACAAATCTATTTGCGCGAGTTCCTCCATCAAAGCCTCTTTTGAAAGTCTGAATATCTTGATTCCAATTATTTGCCATAAAAATTTACTCCTTTATTGAAGATATGTTTCCATATCGTCTATCATTCCATATCGTCATCTGTGTTTTTGTTTGTGAATGTAATCTTGATAAAATTGATACTCTTGGTTGGTTTGATGAAAATATCGGCATTGAATTGATTTGCATCAACCAATGCTCCTGGATTATTAGATTCATCACAAACAACTCGGAAATCATACAATCCCCTTGAAGCCTGTACGTTTCTCAGGAAAGGAGTAACTGCGTTTACAAACGATGCTCTGGTTGCAGCATCATTCATTTCAAACAATTTACCTCTCGCTGCTGCGCCGATCACTCTCTTTAGGTAGATAAACAGACGAGAAACATTAATTCTACTAAGAGTGCTTGTTGCATCAGCACCTGTCTTGTCCCCAAATAGTACTGTACCTTCACCGGGGAAAGTTACGATTGGATTTACTTTGGCATCATAGAGTGTATCCTGTTCGCTATCAGTTGGATTATGAACAAGACTCACAACGTCAAGAATTTGACCTCTTCGGAATCCTGCTGGAGAATACCATGGTGCTTGTTTTTTATCAGTCCGTGCGATACAACCTGCAACATCTGCTGCACAAGAAGAAACAACAAAATCTGATCCACCAGACTCATTAGTACCGCGCGTAATGTCTAGATGACGTTTTGCACCGAAAACAGTAATGTTAAATTCGTCCGCATTACCTTCCGCTTGCACATCAGTAATATTTCCTTGATCTCCCCCATTCGTTCTATCGGGGAGAACAGCAACGACATCTCCTCTGTATGAACCAATTCCACCCACTTGGGTTTGAATTGCACCATTCGCATCGCCAGTTGCAGCAAACACCACATCAAGTGGAATTGCTTTATCTTTAAGAGTTGTATATCCATCACTCGTATGTTGTTCTGAACCTGTACCACCAACGATTAACACACCCCCATATTGGAGATAATTATGTGCTGCCCACCATTCATTTTTCCAACTACCGGTCGGACCAGCAGGCCAACGAGAACCAGTACCACCAGTCACATTTCCTACATGGTTGGCTGTATCTGAGGATGCTTGTATTGGATCTTTTGCAGTTAATCGGTGCATCCAATCTGAGATATCTTCAATCGTCATTATACCAGATTTTCGTTCTGCGGTATATCCAACAGCACCAATTAAGCCACCGGTTGAAGGCATACCACCGCGAACAGAGGATCCGGCTTCAGACCCAGGTATAACATAACTTTGATCATCTATCAAAACTGTGACGTTTGCTCTTGCCATATCTAATATCTCCTAATGAGTTAATTTTACATTTTAGCATATTTTTGCCAAACATATTGTCATTTTCGTTCAGAGATATTTATAGTTTTTACTATTTTGAAGTTAATATTCAAATTTCAGTTAAAAAGCAAACCAACGATCTTCGCCGTCCCATTCTCCATCTTCTTCTTCTGTTCCGTCCACAACAAACCCAAAAGGAACCATGTTTTCTTCCATCTTTTCAATCTCTTCTTTATATATTCCTGTTCTCACATCAGTTTCGGTAATTGATTTGAAATATTCCTGTCGTGTCAACCATGCAAACAAAACCAAACACATCACCAAATCGTCTGTGTGCCCGTCATCCGCTTCAAACGAATTTCTTTTTGCAACAAAACTCACAAGTTCATTCACAATATCAACATCTTCTATGAGCATCTTGTCTTCTTCAATGAGACTCTTCAGGACAGAACATCCAAGTTTCTTCACTGGACCTGTAGTACGAACACCCAACTGTGATTGAGATTTTCCTGTAGTACCAAATCCACCGTTTATTGTTTGACCTGCTCTACCTTTATATACAGTCATCATGACGTTTTCATACTCTAAGTCTTGATGCAAGATGTCTGCAACTTGTCCACCGATGTCATTAATTTCAACCAAGATGTATGCATTATTGTAATTTTTAGCAACAGTTGATATTACTGTAGGATATACCATAGGAGACACTGTGTTGTTTCTATA